CAGCTGGCTTTTGGGCAAGGATGCCTTTGCGTCACCGGGACAAAATTATTTTGTCCCGGTGACGGCCGCCGCGCCCGCTTCTGCATCTGTGACCCCGCTGTTTCTGGCAAGCCTTGCCTCGTACCTGGCGGATCACATCAACATGGTGCAGCTGAACGGCAATTATACCGTTCCGAACCTTGCAAAGAGCCTTTCCGGTGCGGCAGTCACGCTGCAGTATGAGCTTCTGCCATCGGAAAAGATCACAAAAGTCTCTGCTATCTCCGCGCAAGATGCGTTCGGAGCCGCCCTCACACAGGACGATGTTAGCATCGAAACCACGTCCAGAACAAAGCTCAAACACACCATTATTTTCAAGGAGGGAACATTGCTTTATGGCGGATGATATCCTGAAAAACATTCCTCTTCCCGCTGATCTCCCGGAAAATTGGACATCCGGTCAGATCATCGCCCCGACCGGCGCAGAAGCTGGCCTGGACGACCAGCACGGGTACAATTACCTGATGAGGCAGGTCAACAACGCACAGAAGGCGGCAAAGGAGCTGAATAAGGGCAAAGCAGACTCCGTCGTTCCACATGATCTTTCTATTCCAATTACGGGGTGGCAAACAGACACAGAAGTTGCAGAGTACCCGCATTACATTGACATTACAGCGGACGTTACGTCCACGACTGTGGTATCTGTCAGCATCGACCCCGCAAGCGCAGACGTAGCCGGTAAAGCTATGCTCGTAAACCCCGAAACTCGAACCGGAGCTATCCGTATCCGTGCGCACAACATTCCGACTGCGGAAATTTCCGCCCGGTGGTATCCCATCAAGTATGGTGGCCAGTTCTATGGTGACGGCTCAATCTATTCCAACTTCCTGCTTGCGGCACATCCTGTGGGTAGTATCTATCAGACCATCAGCCCGGAAAACCCGGCTGTGACATTTGGCGGCGGCACATGGGAACGAATTGAGAACAGATTTATCATGGGTGCAAGTGATACCTACCCGGCAGGGAGTACGGGAGGTAGCACGGCGCATGAACATGAGTACAAATTAGAGTTTATGTGGCTGTTTGGTGCTTTGGTCGGATATCCGACATCCGCCATTACCACATATAACTACAAAACACAATCATGGAACGATAATAACAAAAAAGTTAATGACGGACAGTATACACTCGCCAATGATGGATTTTCCTCGACATACGGTGAGAAGCCCGGTGGAGAAACATACTCCGTTACAGGAAACACTGCATCTAGCTCTAGCATTCCTCCCTACTACTCCGTGTACATCTGGCGCAGAGTGGCATAACCGAAAGGAGAAACGATGGCACTAGGAGAACTCAAAAATGGCATTGGCCCTGATGCCTATGCTATCTATCAGCAAGTCCTTGCGGCGGTAGTCGAGCGAGACCACCCCGTGGGCAGTCTGTACATCAGCGAAAACGCAACCAGCCCTGCCGAGCTGTACGGCGGCACATGGGAACGAATTGAGGGCAAATTTATCATGGGTGCGAGCGACACGCATCCGGCTGGTACAACGGTAGAGGCAGGACTGCCGAACATTACGGCTAAAGTGACCAGTCAGTATGGCATTTTTAATGCCGACGCAGAAGGAGCGTTTTACTTTGCGGATGGAGCCAATTATGAATATCCAGCAACGGGACTAGGCGGCGCGTTAATACACGACCTTCGCTTTAGTGCCGCCAACTCCAACTCTATCTACGGCAAGTCCACCACTGTCCAACCCCCGGCATACTGCATGTACTTATGGCGGAGAGTTGCATAACCGAAAGGAGCACACATGAAGATCATCGACAGCAACGGCGTAGAAATCGCCACCCCCGACCTGACGAAAGGCTCCCTCAAGCAGGAGACCCAGACCATCCATCACGATGCTGTGGCGGGCGTGGAAGAGGTCAGCCACTACGAGACCGAAACCTTGCCGGACGGAACCCCTGCAATCTACTATGACGCAGATGGTCGCGAAAAAGGCCGTGATGTCCGCAAGGTGGTGGACGTGCCCGGCGTGGAAGCACAGGAAGCCTACGACGAAGAGGTGGAGGTACAGCGGTATGTGCTGTACACCGCCGAAGAGCTGGCTGCACAGGAAAAGGCCCGCAAGGAAGCAGAGGAAAAGGCACAGCTGCCCACCGCAGAAGAGCGCCTTGCTGCTCTGGAAGCGGCTATGCTCGACCTACTGGCCGCACAGTAAGGAGGATGTTATGGTTTTGTTTTATGTGACCCAAATCAAGCTGCACCGCTTTGACGGCGCTTTTACCATCGACAACGTGCCTGACCGGTACAAGGATGCTGTGCTGGCAAAGCTGACGGAGGAGGGGTTTTATGAGGTGGAAAGCAATGCTTGACTTCCTGCGGGATATCTTTTCTGCCCTCTCCCACGCTGCCGGAGACAGCGCTGACAAAGAAGCGCCTGCTCCTGCACCGGACGTGCCCACTGTGGACACCGTGACCGGGTGGGCAGGTGAGCCGCCTTACCGGTACATTGACGTGAGCCGGTATCAGGGCACCGTCGACTGGGCACAGGTGGCTGCTGCGGGCTACAAGGGGGCCATGCTCAAGACCGTGAGCACTAACCGTAAGCTCTCCAAGCGGTCGGACGGCCTGTACATCGACCCGACCTTTGAAGCGAACTACCGCAACGCCCGGGCTGCCGGGCTGGACGTGGGCGTGTATTACTACACCTACGCCACCAGCGAAGCGATGGCCAATGCAGAGCTTGCCCTTGTGCGGGAAGCGGTGCGGGGCAAAGAGCTCACCATGCCCGTGTGCGTGGACGTGGAGGAAAACAAGCTCAAGCCCATGAGCACCCTCGACCTCACCAACCTCGCCGCCTACGCGCTGGAACAGGTGGAAAAGATGGGCTTTTATGCCCAACTCTACACCTACACCGGCTACAAATACGAACTGGATATGGCCAGGCTGTCCTCCCGGTGGGACGTATGGCTTGCGGACTACACCGGCAAGACCCCGAAGGTGGATTTCAAGTACAATGCCCACCAGCACACCAGCAAAGGCCGCGTGCCTGGCATCTCCGGCAACGTTGACCTCAACGTGACCACCGTGAACTACCCGAAAATCATCCGCAAGAAGGGTCTGACCCGTCTCCGGGAGGGCGCATGAGCGATGCAATCATCGTAGCACTCATCACTGGCGGCCTGAGCCTGATCGGCGTGCTTATCTCTAACAGCAGGGCCGCTCAAAACATGGACGCAAAGCTGGAAAAACAGCAGGCCATTACTGACACTAAGCTGGACGAGCTGACCCGGGAAGTTCGGGAGCACAACAACTTCGCCAAGCGTGTACCAGTGTTGGAAGAGCAGATCAAGGTGGCGAATCACCGCATCGAAGACCTCGAAAAAGAGAGAGGAGAGTAATACATGGCAACAATCAATAACATTTTGACCGCACTTCCCGCCCCTGTGGCCCTCGTGCTTATGCTGGGCGGCTTTGCGTTTTACGCCCTGGGCTGTATCCGGCTGGGCTATGGCGCGGCTGTCAAAGGCACTGTGCTCGACCTGATCGAGCAGGCCGAAAAAGAGATTCAGGGCACCAAGAGAGGCGCAGAACGCAAGGCGTGGGTGGCGCAGATGCTCCGCATGGCCCTCAACGCCAGCAAGTGGGGGAGATTTATCTCGTGGGCCATCACCGATGAGACCATCGGCACCGTGATTCAGTTTTTCTTTGACCGCATGAAAGCGGCGCTGGAAAAGCAGTAAGGAGGATATCATGGCAGGAACTACATACGAACCGCTTAACCCGTGGAGATGCTCAAAAAGTATTATCCAAACAAATTCTGACCGCGCTGGAACAGACGTTTGTACAGGTTACCATATTTCTGTGCTTGGCAATGTGGTGCGCAACGCCGGACAGTTGCCGCAGCCTTTCTGGCTCGGTGCTGCCTGTGGCGGCGGCTCGTGTAGTGCTGCCCGCTGCGCTGCAAGGACTTGACCGACAACAGATGACCGCCGCCATCAAGAGCGCACCGCTTGGGAGGGTAGACCGGAAAATCGCCCGGTTGCGGTACGTTGAGCGGCTTCCGCTGCCGGACATTGCAGCGCAGACGCATTACAGCCGGACGGCGATAGGCTATCGGCTGAAAGGCATTGAAAAAGTTTTTGAGTAAAGCAAACCCCCGGTGTTCCGTTTGGAGCATCGGGGGTTTTTTTATTTATGCGAGCTGTTCAGCAGGGGCGGGGAGTACCTTGCGTTCCTTCGCTTTCTGCTCGGCCTGTTCCTTCACGGTCAAATAGCCGTGGTCGTACATCTGCTTGTAGATAAAAGCCTGCCCGGTGCGGTTCCAGCGGGTGCTCTCTTTGGTCTCACCGTTGCCAATTTCAACCGGAATACTTACAGTATAACCTTTATCGATATACTTCCGCTTCGGGATCCACTGCCCATTCACTTTGCGCTGGATGCCCCATTCTTCCAGCAGCTTATTGAGCTTGTTGGCCGTCATACCAAAATTGAGCGCAATTTGCGTCATGGTGAGCGTTTCGTCACTCAAAAGCATATTGTGGGCGTACTTGGCGGCGGGCTTGAGCTTGGCGTTTTCCTTTTCGAGCTGTTTGGAGCGTTCCTGTTCCCGGGCAATGATGCCCTGCGCCATCACCAGCGCTTTGGATAGTGCCAGCTCCGGCGGTTCAGGTTCGGGCGTGGTCAGCTTCTTCTCCATCTCGTTAAAGGCTTGGATGTACTTCAATTTCCAGTCAAGCGCTTCATCACCAGTAAAACCAAAGGTGAGCAAGGAGAACCCGTCGCGGTTCATCAAGTACATGGGGTACAGCTTTCCTCGGTTTTCAAACGTGGTTTCGTAAAAAAATGATTTGGTGGCGCAATTTTGCGCCGCCAGATTCTCAATAGCGCGGAGAACATCTTTGTGGTTCTTGCCAAAACGCTCCGCCACTTCCCGGCTGGATACCACGGCCTGTCCGTTCTGGGTGGAAAGAACAATATCACTCATGCGCCCACCGCCTTTTTACCGGCCTTTACACCCTCTGCATAAGCGAAGTTCATAAGTTTGCAGACATCATCGGCGCAGTCTCTCAGCATTTCATCAAGGTCGGCATCGGTCAAGCCAGACGGCTTCAGGAGAAAATCGCGCGTAAAAGGATAGTTCATTGTAAAATACCTTTACTTTCTCCGTGAAATAATATAAAATAAAGGTACAAGAGGGGCTTTTGCTATGGTTGCTTCTTGTGCTTGGAGTGATTAGCTGTTACGAGCGGCTAACCACTCTTTTTTATATTGCTCAAACAATTTGCGCTGCTGTTCACGGTTCAGCCGTTGAAACTCTTTGAACTTCATGGGCGTTCTCCTTTCCGCCCCTCTTGACCATAAATATATTATAGCACGGTAAACCATGCTGTTCTATTGACAAAATTGACGCTGGAACAAATCAAGAATCTGTAAAATAGAATAGCTGAAAATTAAGCGCTCATGCGGTGTAATGCCGTGTGGGCGCTTTTCTTTTTTTGTCCTTCGTTGTGCGTTCGTTGTCTCTCGCTTTCCGGGAAAGAGATAAAATTATCCCAGAAGAAAGGGGGAAGCTTTATGGCATATCCTTTTGGCGGCTGGCAATCGAACCCTTACAGTGGGATGTCACCGATGGGCTTTGGGCAAGGCCAGTATCAGCAGCAAATGGCCCAGCAGGCCGCTCCACAGAGCGGGGGACAAAGCCCCTTCACGATGGTGCCGACAATCGCGGATGTGGACAAAGTCATGGTACAGCCCGGCGAAACGCGCTGGATCATGGTGCAAAACGAGCCTGTCATGGCTGTCAAAAAGGCAGACACGATGGGCTATGCGTCCGGCGAGTACTACCGCCTGACAAAGATCGACCCGGCGGCGATGCAGACACCGGCAGAGACGCAGTATCTAACCTCTGCGCAGGCAGATCAGAAGATACAGGCTGCCGTAAAGGCCGAAGTGGAGCGCGTGATGGCGCAGTATCAGACGGCCCCGGCGGCTCCTGCAAGGCCCGCACGGGCAAAGGAGGGTTAAGGTATGGCAAATCCTTTGATGCAGTTCCTGGGCGGCTCAGGAAGTCCGGCGATGCCAGGCCCGATGAACAACATGATGCAGCTTCTCCGGCAATTTCAGCAGTTCCGCTCCGCTTTCCAGGGAGATCCCCAAAAGCAGGTGGAAGAGCTGCGCAAGTCCGGCAAAATGTCAGATGAGCAGTACCACCAGCTGGAAGCGATGGCAAAGCAGATCATGCCTTTCATCAAGTAATCGAAAAATCGTGGCCACGATTTGAAATAATTTCACTATTCGCAAGAAAGGAAATCAACTATGGATAACATGTCTTTGAGCGATATCGCTGCCGTGACCCGTGGCAACGATAACGACGGCTGGGGCCAGGGCGGCGCGTGGTGGATCATCATCCTCTTCCTGTTCGTCTTTATGGGCGGCAATGGTCTCTGGGGCAACCGCACCGGCGAGTTCGGCCAGTACGCCACCGCTGCAAGCCAGCAGGAAATTCTTTTCGGCCAGCAGTTCGGCCAGATCAACGACCGCCTGACCAACATCGGCAACGGTATCTGTAATCTCGGCTATGAGATGCAGGGAGGCATCGGCCAGCTGGGCAAAGAAGTTGCTCTGGCTCAGGCAGGCACCAACACAACCATCCTGCAGACCGGCAACGGCATCCAGGCACAGCTTGCTCAGTGCTGCTGCGACAACCGTCTGGCAACGGCCAATCTGGCAGCCCAGATGGACAAGCAGACCTGCGCGATCAACTCCAACATTGACGCAAAGTTTGCCGAGCTGCAGAAGCAGCAGTATGAGCAGACCATCGCGGCCCAGAATCAGAGGATCAGTCAGCTGGAGCTGGCCTCCCAGATGTACGGCGTTGTGAAGTACCCCAACGGCTACTCCTACAATGCGGGCCCGAGCCCCTTCTGCGGCTGCAATAACGTCTGCGGCAACATCTAACACATACGCCCTTTAGGCGAGGATTGGCGGGGCGGCAAAGGCTGCTCCGCCTTTTATATAAGGAAGGAGATTTTTATGTCTAAATCTGCGATTTATACCGCCAACACCTCGGCTCAGACCGTGGCGGTAAACGATGTTATTCCTGTCGGCACCACTTCCCGGCGGTTTGGCTGTAACATCCGGCAGGACGGCAACGCCATCACCCTGCTGGGTCAGGGCTACTACCATGTGACCGTGTCTGCTACACTGGCTCCCACGGCTGCGGGCACCGTGACCCTGACCGGCCAGAAGGACGGCGTGGCTGTCATCGGCGCTACCGCTTCTCAGGTTGTGGCCGCTGCGGCTGCACCGACCAATCTGGCACTGACTTTCCTGGTGCGCAATGCGTGCGGCTGCGAAAGCTCTATCCTGAGCTTCCTGCTGACCGGTACTGCTGCCGTGGTGAACAATATGGCTGTGGCCGTGGAAAAACTGTAAGGGGGAGGACCTGGTTATGATGGACGAAGCAAAGTTTGCAGGGTATAAGGACACACTCGTTCATGCTGCAAAGCAAATGGCCGAAGAGTACAGCGATGCGATGAACTACGCAAGCATGGCAATGGACTATAAAACTGTCTGCCCCTACGCTTCTTCTGAGTGGTATAAGCTCTCTGGGGAAGAAATGGAGCACGCTGACGCAAACCGCCGCATTGCACAGAAAATCCTTACCGGCGTTGACAGCGAGGATTCTGCAGCAGGCGTAGAGCTGCATCACATGTGGAGCATGGCGGAAGACCTTGTTTCTGGCCTGTGCGAAGCCGTTACAAAAGAACGCTCCGCATACATGCGTTGAATTTTTGCAACATTTGTTGTAAGATAAGGCGGGCGATTTATCGCTTTTAGAATACGCCATAAGCGAACAACAAGCTAACACTTACTGCAAAAATAGCATAAATACGAAAAATATTATTGATTTGTAATCAGTGGGTTGCAGGTTCAACTCCTGTCACTAGCTCCAAAAAATGCCGTCCATTCGTGATATTGAATCACATGAACGGCATTTTCTTTTGCAAAAACACGGCAAAAAACGGTAAAAATTCGGAATAAACTAACAAACAAGCTAACAAAATCAGTATTTCATCTTTTGCATCTCCTGTAACAAGTATGTCGGGTCGTTGTGGGAAACGTACTTGTTTGCTGTGGTGGAAAAATTTTTGTGGCCGAGGATAGCCTGCACGGCAGTTTTTTCAAGACCGCACTCCACCATTTTGCTGCTGGCCGTGTGGCGAAGGGTGTGCGGGTGCACACCATCGATCTGACACTCCTGCATCAGGGCCCGGAACTTTGTGGCTACGTTTCGCTTGTCCAGTTTCGTACCAGTCTTGGAAGGTATCAGCCACTCGCACCCGCTGTCCATCATCCAGAAGGCGATGATCTTGTAAATGGGGTCAAGAATTGGGATGATGCGGTTTTTGCCCGCTTCCGTTTTTTCACCGCCCTGCATGTAGTGCTCTTTCAGGTACACGTTCTCGCAGCGCATGGAAAGCAGCTCATCGATGCGCATGCCGGTATAGAGAAGCACCATGGCGATCTGCGCTGTCTGACCAAAGCGCTTGTCGTTCTGGTAGGCGCTGATCCGGGCGATCTCGTCCGCCGTAAGGGTGCGCTCTGCTTTTCCGGCTGCGGCAGGAAGGTGAAGGAGCTGGGCATAGTTCTTGTTTATGATGTCCTGGGCCATTGCCCACTCACATAGCTGGCTGAAAAGGGTGCGCTGCTTCTCACACGAGCTGCGGGAGAGACCGTCTGCAACCATCTGGTCTATGATCTGCTGATAGTCCTCCGCTTTCAGGTCTCGCATTTGTCGGCTGTACAACGGAGCGGATTTTTTGAAAGCCAGCTCGTATCCATTTATCATGTCCCGGCTGAGACTTGAAAACTTCGGCTGTGCCCGCCATTTCTCGTAGGCATCCGCAAAAGTACACTTCAGGCGCTCTGCCGGGGTGTTCTGGGCGTTGTATGCGTCAAGCGCCTGCACGGCTTCTCCCGGCGTTCCGTATGTGCCCAGCACTTCCTTTTTTCCGGTTACGGCTACATAGGGCCTTGCCCGGACCCCTTTCAGCTTGTACACGCTGCCGCTCCCTTTCGGGCGGCGGCGCTTTTTTCTATGCACGGGAGCGGACGTTGCATCCTGCTGCTTTCCGCACCACGGGCAAAATAAAGCCTTGTCCGGGATGTTTACATGACATCTGACGCACTTCATGCGCTACTCCTTTCTGCGCCCTATATAGCCCAAAGCGCCGTTCTCTGACGCTGCGCGCCCGGATTTGTAATTGATCTTCAAATCCTCCATCGGGGGATGCGGCTCGTCCGGGCACGGGTCAAGCCCTCTGATCTGAGCAAAGCTGTACTGATCAATGATAGTGCCGCACACGCTGACCCGGTTGTTGAGAGGGCAGTGGAGGTTTGCGGCTATTTCAGAGATAACTGCAGGCGGGCTGCTCCCGTGTCGGCCCTTGAGCACGAACAGCAGAAGCCGCCGGGAGAGCGGGGGAAGTGCCTGCACCAGCGTGTGCAGCTCCTTGTCTATGGCCGCGTCATCCTTCTGCCCGTCTGGCACTGCGTACAGATCCGGGTGCATAACTTCCATGAACACCGTGATGGGGGACACTCCGCAGGCTGCGCACCAATCCATGATCTCGTCGCTGTCTGGGCTTGTGTCTCCTTTTTCCCAGCTTTGCACCGTCCGCTCTCCCTTCTGGAGGCGGATCGCGATCTCTCTTTGACTTAGCCCGGCGGATACCCGCGCTTTTGAAAGTGCCTTCCCGATTTGAGCAGCGGTAAAATAACTCATACTTATCACCCCTAAACGCAGCGTGTTATAAAAGAAAAATGGCGCAGAAAAACTCTGCGCCATTCGACAAAAATTACACCAATTTCATTTTCCTCTGGCGCATGGTAGAATCTGGTACATAAGATGTAAATATTACCAAAAACAGGAGGAAAATGAAATGAAAAACAGTCAGACAATCAGCATGGACCCCGATATGACCATCATTGACGGAATGCCCGCCAGCGTGCTCACCGGCACGCGGCCCACTCCGAAACCCTGGGAGGAATGATTTATGGACAAGATGCAGAGCTTTTGCACCCACATCCGCGCCGCCCTGGCGTGCTATGAGGATATGCCGCCCGAGTGTCAGACCCTGGCCCGCTTCTATGTGGTCCGCAAGGCGGAAAGCGTCCGGCGCTTGCTGGATGCCGCCAACTGCCCCGGCGGGGAGCTTGCCGGGGAGCTGCTGCAGAAGATGCAGCGGCTGGATGACTTCATAGGAAATTAGCTATTAAAAAATGTCGAGTAGGTGATGATGGACGTTGTGATTTTGTCGTCCTCATAATTGAGCCATAGGTCATTGATTCCGCAGTTATAAGCGCGATACCATGTTCCGGTGTCGTTTACAGTGGTCTTACCTGTCTTTTTCAGATTGAACATTGTAAGGAACTGATCTTTATACTTATAAGGGAAAACGTCATAAAGTGTGATTCGATGCAGGCGTTCAAATACGAAATCATATGTATTGTTTCCATAGAACAGCGTATGAACGGTTTGACCGTTGCTGTAAGTCCAGTCTTCGGTACTGTCTGGCTCTCCGATCATGCTGATAAGTTCATCTTCTGTCAGGCCGGAACCGTCTTCGTGCTCATATTTCGTGGCATCGAATACAACGTCAACATCGTCTGCAATATTTTTGGCAGAAAGAAAACTAAACGCAAGCCCGAACACAAGAATCGCAACGATAATTGCGCATCCGTTTGGTTTTTTCTTCGTTTTTTCGCCGTTGTTGACAACATCATTCTTTTTCCGAGCCATAAAAACACCTCTTAGATTCAAAAATAGGCAGCCAATCGGCTGCCGGAAAACAAATTTTCAATGACCAAAGGAGGAAAAGAAAGTGCAAGAATATAGCACAAAATTGATGAAATCGACCCCGGAATGTGTTATACTTGAGAAAATCAAGCTTGCACTTTCTCTTGACATCAATGTAGACGAACTTTTGGATGAGGTACAGAAAAATGCTGAGTAACTTTCTTTTGGCAGTGATTGCAATTTTGCTCTTCCTGGTCACCTGCATCATCGTGTATCTGTTTGTGGATGCAACGAATCTTGAAATTTTCAAACGAAAAAAAGTCGAGGCAATCGCCCAGTTTTCAATGGTGTCCCTCTACGATATTTTGCGTTTATGCCCTTATACGACCTTGTATCTGCAAGACTCACATGGCATCGCAACGAAAATCGATACAGGCACTCTGTTAGAAAAGGATTTTGAAAAGGCAAAGACGATGTGCGTTACAAAGATCAGCGGTCGCACTCTGAGCGTTTCTGGTTTGGACTTCTCAAGCAAATAATCTTGAGATAAAACCGCCGATCACGGCAGAGATCAAGGAGAGCGCGATGCTCTGGATGGCCTGCCGCCGGGTAATGCGTTGTTTTCGCTGATTCTCCACAAAGTACGTCTTTCCATTGTCAGTCAGACGTATGGTCGGGGAGTTGTTCACGCAAATGGGTATCAAAGGGTTAAAACCCTCGACTTTCGCATACCCATCGGCACACAGAACGTCCAACACGGCATCTGCATCCTGCGTTCTGACAACACTGGAAACGAATTCCTTATAGATACAGACGTTTGGGTCTGGATGCTCATAGAACTGGCAAAGAGCTTTCAGCAAAGCTTCTTCCTGCTTTAACTCAACCATTCTCTTTCCCCTTCGCTGCCTCAAGTGCAGCGTCAAGCATCTTTTCAAACATAACCCTTTGCGCAGGGTTAAGCTGCTCATACTTATATAGTATGGCTTTAGCGTGCGCATTCAGCTCACTCTCTTCACTGGGAGTGGGCTTTTCTTTTTGCTCCGGAGCTTCGCCCATAAGCTCTTCAATAGAAATTTGCAAAAAATCAGCTACAAGTAATAGCTTGTCCTTAGGCGGATAACGCTTGCCATTAGCCCATTTTCCTACCGTTCCGTTTGCGAATTTCAAATCTTTTTCCATTTTTGTAATAGAACTATTTTGAAATTTGCACGATACACGGATAAATTCTACCAACTCCGGCAAAGAACGCATAAAAAATCCCTCCGATAGCCTAATTTTCTATTGACAACTAGAAAATTAGGCTATATAATAGAGAGCGTAAGGAGCAAACAAAACCAAAAGCCCCTGATAACATTATATCGGGCAGACGCTAGATTTTATTCACTTTGTACCTCGCAACTACATAGTAGCATATTTTCTAGTGATTTTCAAGCCCGGAAAGGAGAATTGCTAGTGAATGTTTCAAAAATTGACCAGTTTTGCAAGCTGCACGGACTGAGCCGTACCGATTTGGAAGAGGTAGCAGGTCTGAGCAACGGCGCAATTGGCAAGTGGGAGCGCAGCGTCTACGGCCCCAGTATCAGCCAGCTGATGAAGGTGGCCCGATACTTTAAGGTATCCGTGGACAAGCTGCTGGTGGAAGAGCGGCAGGAAGGAAAGAAAGCATGAACGACTCAAACGATATGCGAGAGCTGATTCCGGTCAGCTACGACAACCCGGAACGGCCTACCGTGAGCGGTCGGGAGCTGCACGACTTCTTGGAAGTCAATACGCCCTATAAACAGTGGTTCGACCGCATGACCGAGTACGGCTTCTCGGAAAATGAGGACTTCGTATTGGTCACACAAAAATGTGCAACCAATAATCCAAAGAACCCGGTTACGGAACGCACCGACCACCAGCTCACCATCCCGATGGCCAAGGAGCTGTGCATGATTCAGCGCAATGAGCGTGGCAAGCAGGCCCGGCAGTACTTTCTTGCCGTTGAAGCCAAGTGGAACAGCCCGGAAGCGGTTATGCGGCGTGCTGTGCTGATCGCTCAGAAGCAGAACGACCAGCTCAAGGCCGCCAACCGCCAGCTTCTGGCAGAGAACAACGACCTGAAACCGGATGCAGAGTATGCCAGGGCGGTGTGCGTGGGCAAGAACTGCCGCACCACTACCAGCCTTTCCAAGGATTACGGATTGAGCGCCGAGAAGCTCAACAGCATCCTCCACGGACTGAAGATCCAGTACAAGACCAGCGACGGCCAGTGGGTGCTATACACCAAGTACTGCGGCAAGGGGTACACCAAAAACCGCAAATCCACGCCGTTCCAGCACAAAAGCACCGGAGAGTGGGACACCAAGAATACCACCGTCTGGACGGAAGCGGGGCAGCGGTTTATTTATGAGCAGCTCAAGGCCATCGGGCTGCTCCCGAAGCTGGACAGCAAGGAGGCCGAAGCATGAACGGTAACAAAAAGCCCGGCGAACTGCTGAAACCGTGCCCATTCTGCGGGCAGGAGCATACAACCATCACTGAATCTAATACTGAGGGCATTCGGATTAGATGTCCGAAATGCAATATCACATTTACCCGCGATTTTTATGAACATCGCGGGGAATTGGGCAGGCAACGAACTATTGAAGCGTGGAATACTCGCCCTGAATAACCCCGCCTGATGATGGTTGCACGGCAGCGGCAGAAATAACATTCCCCGCAAGCGCTTTGACGAGGCGGTGGAGTACATCCAGCGCTGGAAGCCCAGCACAAACACCGTGATGCTGATCCAGCAGTCCAACGGCCAGACCAGCATGTTCTAAGGAAGGAGATGGAGTGTGCAAAATGACAAAGACCGGCTTTCGCAAGGCGCTCGCACAGGCAGACTGTTACAAGCCGTTCTGCTACACCGAGAAAAGCCAAAGCGGGCATGAGTACAAGTACTGCTTTATGAAAAGCAGAGAGGGCTACACCCTGCGCAACGAGACCACGGGCAATACCGTATTTTGTGGCTACAACCGCAAATTGGCAGAAGAAATCATGGTTTACTAAAACCAATTTGTTTTGAAAGGAAGGAGACAGCGGCATGAGCGAAAAAATTATTGCATACAAGGCGATGAACCCGGATATGACCTGCCGGGGCAAAAAGTATGAGGTGGGCAAGACTTATTTCGAGGATAAGGCAGACTGCTGTAACGCTGGTATGCATGCATGTGAAAATCCGTTTGAGGTTCTGCGCTACTACCCGATGAAGGACAATCCCAGATTCTTTGAGGTGGAGTGCGGCGGCGAGATCAGCAAGTCCGACAAAGGTAGCAAGCTCGCTTGTACGGAGCTCACTGTGAAAGGAGAACTGAACTTTGCTGGGATGCTGAAAGCGACTCTTGACGCTGTATTTAGGCGTGTGAAAGATAAAGAGCCGTTTTCCAGCGGCGATTCCAGCACTGCAGGCACCAGCGGCTATTACAGCACGGCAGCAGCAACTGGTCCTTATTGCAGAGCAAAAGCAGAGGGAAACAACAGCATTGCTGTCGCAAATGGGTACAAAAGCAAAGTCAAGGGCTCCGTTGGGTGCTATTTGGTTCTGACCGAGTACGACGATGACGGAAATTTTCTTTGCGCAGACCTAAAATTTGTAGACGGAATCTCAATCAAAGCAGATACATGGTATATGCTCAAAGATGGACTGGCTGTTGAATCAGAGTGACGGAGGCTCCACATGGACAGGATCACAATGAAAGGCGTTGCAGAGTGTTGCGAGATGTTCCGGGCAAACCTTGTTCCGATGAGCCCGAGCAAGTTCTGGAATAATGTTGCACACGGCGAGTATGACGGGTGGGTAGTCCCCCGGGAAGATACCAAACGGCGGCAGGCAACAATCTACATCGACGGTTTTATCGATTATATGCACCGGCGCGGATGCAAGATCGTCCGCCCGTATGAGAACTACAAGGAGGAAATGGAAATATGAAGATTAAATCCCGCGTCTGGTACTGGCTGGCCGCTGCCAGCGGTGCCGCAAGTATGCTGTACGGCATGGGCATCGAGGGTAGCGCACAGACGGGCAGCACCATCTCGGACGGACAGTTTGCCACGGCCCTGTGCCTGGTGCTGGCAGCGGTGATATTCCTGCGGCTGGGCTTTGCCGCCCAGGATCGTGAGCAGAACGCCCGCCGCTATGGCCGCGTTGACCGCACCCACGCCCGCACCGAGGAGCCGGACTACCGGCAGAACCGGAGGGGCGCATGAGCATGATTGTATATGCTTACGCCTACCGTAAGAACCCTCGGGGCTGCGATATCAGGCAGTTCACAGACCCGCTCACGCCGGACGAATACCCCGGGGAGCCCGCCAGCGTTAAGGCCCAGCACTGGGCAGACGAGAACATCCGGCACTACGAGATGATTCAGGTGCGGGACGCTCTGGGAAACCTGCTGTACGCAAGATAATGCGTTTTGGATTACATAAACCACAAGATATAGGAGAAATCAGCATGAAAACCAAAATTCTGAAAGTCAAGATCACCTTCCTGGAGCCGGTGCTGGGCACTTGGCCCTCCAACCAGAACGTCGCCCGGGATTTCATTGCCAGCAAGAGCCCGGATGCTGCCACGATCGAGGACGAGGTGGCCGCTCTGGGCGCGGATGCCGTGGCAGATAAGGGCATGACCGTCTTTCCCCGCAACGAGAACGGAGAGCCGGTGCTCTACGACTACCAGATCAAGGGATTTTTCAAGGATTCCTGCGGCATGCTGGCCCGCGTGGGCGGCAAGACAGAAACGGGCAAGAAGCGGGCCGTCAACGAGAGCGGCAAGCTCTCCGCCTACAAGAAGGTCATCGACGGCCTGATCTTCCCGCAGCCCCGCATGATCCCCATCAAGGTCAACGGCAAGATCGGAGACTGCCAGCGCCCCCTGCGTGCCCAGACGGCCCAGGGTGAGCGTGTGAGCCTGGCCAACTCCGAGGAGATCCCGGCAGGCAGCACCTGTGAGTTTGAAATCCTCCTCATGGACGAATCGCTCGAGAATGCGGTTCTGGAGTGGCTGGACTACGGCGTTCTGCGCGGCATCGGCCAGTGGAGAAACAGCGGCAAGGGCCGCTTCACCTTTGACATCATCGACTGAGCAACGGCATTGTGCTGACAAGTTTGCTCAGCAGGGGCACAGGTAGTCACTGCAGTGCAGCGCGGGGCAGAGGCAAGGCTCAGCTGGAAAGCGCAGCGCAACGGCGTAGATAGGCGTAGATCGCTTGGATCAGACTTGCCTCGATAAGCAAAGCAAAGGAAATGCAGGGCCTCGTGTCGAAAAGCGAAGGCAAGGCTGGGTGTTGTGCCGAAAAGCAAAGGCAAGGCTGGGCGTGGTGTGGGCGGCAAGGCATCGCAAGGGCGTTGAGCAGATACGCGCCGCTCTGCTATGCATAGCAAAGGCATAGATAAGCCAGGCTGACCTTGGCAATGCAAAGGCATGGATGCGCAAAGAAAAGCAAAGGCTTGGATGCGCGACGATTCGCTAAGGCATAGATACGAAGAGATGCGCAACGGCGTAGAGCAGATTCGCGCTGAAGAGCAAAGGCAAAGAAATGCAAATAGAAGCGGCGAAGCGCGTAGCAAAGGCAAAGCAAAGTATTCTTGAACGAAAGGAGATTTTACAGTGAGTAAAACAGAGCTGCTGTTCCGGGCCGTGGAAGCACTTTCCACCCCGGTGGCAAAGGCGGTGGCCCGTGGGCTGACCTTATGGATCGGATTCAACGTTCTGGTCGTGGTCTTTCTGGTCTGGCGGGCATGGAAAAACGGGAGGTGGCGCAAATGAGCATTTTATCCAGAAGAGCCCGCGTGAAAGAGCTCTCCAACAAAGCTGAGGGTATTTTCCAGTACGTTGGAACGGACAATGTCCTGTTCCGGCTTATCAGCACCGGGAACGAGCTGACAAGTGATGTGAACCATGCGATTGCGCTTTTTACGAATTTTGCCCGGTCAAATCAGCTCCCGGATACCGTGACGAGAAGTACGATTGATTCGATCTACCGGCGCGTCGGAAAGCTTCTTTGTCTGGTCGATATCATCCACGCTGCCGCTGGGGAACAAATCATGCCGGAGCCTTATGATTCCATAGACTTTTGTTACATGATGGAGTATCGAGAGATGCTCCATGAAGCAGTGATCAGAGGAATGCCGGACAATTACAAAGGCGTTTACCAGAACCCCTACAGGATCAAGCTGGCAAAGCCTGCAATCGCCTATGAGATCAACGGAAGGTTCGACCCGGACGAGTTTGACGACGGTGAATTTGCATCGTTCACGCAGGAAGAGGAGGCAAGAGACCGTAAGATCGTTTTCCACTGCACAAAATCCGAATTGGACGCAATCATGCGTTTCGCCAATGTTATTGAAGTAAAGTTTGTAGAGGAGGACATCCATCATGCCTGAAGAAATCATTAAAACACCCGCCGAGCAGATCGCGCCGGTTCCGCCGCAGGAAACCTCGATTGCCGTGCAGGCCGTCAACCCGGCCATGGATTCGTGGAAGCTCGCGTGCAGCATGGGGAAAGCCTATGCACAGCTTCCTGACGGTATGGTTCCCCAGAGCTACAAGGGAAACGTTGCCGCCTGCGCGGTCGCCTGCAACATGGCCACCCGAATGGGCATGGATCCGACGTTTGTGATGCAGAACCTTTACGTCATCCGTGGCAATCCTTCGTGGAGTGGCAAGAGCTGCAAGGCCATGATCGATAACAGCGGCCTGTTCGCAGGGCGCACGCACTACCGGATGGAAGGCGAAGAGGGAAAGGATACATGGGGGTGCCGCCTTGTTGGCATCGACAAAGTGACCGGCGAGAAGGTAGAAGGTCCCAAGGTGACCGTTGCAATGGCCAAAAAGAACGGATGGTGGGATAAAAACGGAAGTTTCTGGCCCTCCATGACAGAAATGATGCTGAAATATCGCGCCGCTGCTTATTTTGCCCGCGCTGAATGCCCGGAGGTCCTGATGGGCGCAAATATCGATTATGAGATTGGAGCTGGTGATAGCGCGGAAGATGGAGGATTGACGCATGCTTAACATCGTAGCATTGATGGGCCGCCTGACCCATACCCCGGAGCTGAAGACCACCCAGAACGGCACCAGCGTGTGCAGCTTCAGCATTGCGGTTGACCGTACATACACCCCGAAGGGCGAGGAGCGCAAGGCCGATTTCATCGATATTGTTGCCTGGCGGCAGACGGCAGAGTTTATCTGCAAGTACTTCCAGAAGGGCAGCATGATCGCCATTGACGGCAGTATCCAGACCCGCTCGTATCAGGACAAGCAGGGCAGCAACCGCACGAAAGTGGAGGTTCTGGCAAACAACGTCAGCTTTTGCGGCTCAAAGGCGGCAGACAAGCCCGCTGTGCGCGATTTCGACCAGCAGACGGAAAGTTATACTTCCGAAGCAAAAGCCTCTCACAGCGCCCCGCAGGCGGCGCAGAGCTTTTCACAGGGTTCCGCGGATGATTTCGCAGAGATCACAGACGACGGCGATCTCCCGTTCTGACCTCCCAGCTGTGCTATCTGGCTATACGGGCGTGTAAGGAAGGAGGTGCACCGTGGACGATGAAATCAGGCCGAAAGCGTTGATGATTCCATTCGACAAATTTGTGATTTTGGATATTCTTCCACCTGAGCAGTACAAAAATACCATCACCAAGATGCGGCGGTATGTGGAGCACGGAGAGGAACCGGATGGACTGGAACCTCTGGAGCAGATGGCTTTTGAAGCACTTCGACCGTTCATGGACGAGAATATTAAAACGTATCAACGTTCCGTTTTGTCCCATAGAGAATCCGGCAGTAAAGGCGGCAGACCCAAGAAAACCGAGAAAAACCAAATGGTTATTGCAGAAAACCGAGAGAAACCAAATGGTTTTCCGGAGAAACCGGCAGAAACCAAATGCACACCAAAGTACAAAGGTCAAAGTACAAAGTACAAAGTACAGTCGTCGTCTACTATCGTAGACTCCGACACGCGCGCGGATGCGCGAGACGACTTGACGACGACCATTGTTTTTGAAGAATTCCGGGGCCGTATCGGAAAGCTGAGCGAAACAGGCAAGAAAGAGCTGCCCGTTTACGTTGAGCGCCTGGGTGCTGACCTTGTGACAGAGATCATCCGCAAGTGCGAGGATTTGGGCGGCCACAGCTGGGCCTATGTCCGCAAGGCACTGGCGGAAGCTGCCCGGCAGGGCTGCACGTCTGTGGAAGAGTACCGCAAGACGAACCCCATTGGGGCGGGGCGTGACAAACTGGTCACGCGCCCCCCGGAAGATGCAGCAAAAGCCCCCGATTTCCTCAAAAACGCTGCAAATCGCAGGCCTTTGCGCAAGAAAGGAGAGGCGAAGAGTGCCTAAATATCATGTTGTTGTGCTGTGCAGCGGCCCGGTAGGAGACGCGGCCCTCACCTACCGTCTGACCGCCAGTAGCCAACAGGCCGCAGAATTTCACGCTTGCCAGATGGCGGGCGACCACTACCCGGAGTACCGGGACATCCATGTCAAGAGAACGGAGGTTTTGACACATGGCTGAGAAAAAGAAGATTATCCGGCTGGCCGATGTTGGCGAGCTGGAAAACATCTTGAAAAAAGACCTTGCAGAGGAAGAAGCGAAAGGAAAAGATGCTGACACCCTGTTCTGCGAAGATGTTGCAGGTGAGCTTACGGATCTCGAAAGCCTCTCCACCATTGACCCCGAAAGCCTGCGGCCTGTGTCTGAGTGGGAGCTGAACCCTCACCGATTTAGCTGCGAGCACTTCCGCTGCAAGTTGTGTCATCACATTTCCTGCCTTACGGATGCTTTTTGCGGCGGGTGCGGAGCTAAGATGAAAAATGCGGGCACAAAAGCTGAGGATTTGCCGTTACCGATAGATGAGTACGAGCAAAAGAAGGGGGAAACGGACAATGTGTGGACCGAAGTGCAATTATGATGAGAAACGCCTGATTGATGCAAATGCTTTGCACAAGCGCATTGAAATGAACCTTCGTGCCAGCAATCCGTTCACTATTGAAGAATGCTGCTATAAGGATGCCCTGAACAGCGTGGACGAGGCTCCAACCATTGACCCAGATGACCTGCGCGGCCATGCAAAGTGGGAGAAGCCCAAGGAACTGTTTTTCGTAATGATTGATGGTGATGGTCCGGACGATATGCACGAGGAACCGGCAATCCGCTGTAGCAACTGCGGCGGTATGGTTCCACAAAGCGACTTCGATAAGTGGGTCTGGAACTTCTGCCCGGTGTGCGGGTGCAAGATGGAGGATGCGACAAATGAGCAAACGGAAATATCTTGATGCTGAAACCCTGAAGCAGCATCTTTTCATGGAGGCCGCTCTGGGCTACATCAAGACATTGGAAGATGTAAACAGGGTTATTGACGCGCTTCCGGAAGCAGAACCCTGCCTGAACTGGCACCCGGCCAGCGAGATCCCGCTACTGCACCACGAGGTGGACGAGAATAAATGCGAGGGCACTATTGAGTGCGACGTGAGCGAACAGCTTCTCTTGTACACGGAAGAGGAGGGCTACAAGGTCGGTGTCTACATGAAGGACTGCTACGGATTTGATGGCTGGTTGACCCCTGACTATGGCGGCACCATCCACCATGTGGTGGAGTGGCAGTACCCGCAGAAACCATCAAGGGAGAGAAGCGCATGAAAGTGTTAATTGCCTGTGAGGAATCGCAGGAAGTTTGCAAGGCTTTCCGAGCACGAGGGCATGAGGCCTACTCCTGCGATATTCAGGAGCCGTCCGGCGGACATCCAGAGTGGCACATTCTGGGCGATGCGCTCAAGGCTCTGAGGGGTGGGCAAGTCGTGACGATGGACGGCGTAACGCATGACGTTGGCAAGTGGGACTTGCTCATTGCACACCCGCCCTGTACACACTTGGCTGTTTCTGGCGCGCGGTGGTTCACGGAGGGAAGGAAGCCTCTCAGCTTGCGATTTGAAGCAGCTGCGTTTTTTATGAAGTTTGCGGAAGCAGATATTCTGCGAATTGCCATTGAAAACCCGGTGTGTGTAATGTCTACGTTATACAGAAAGCCGGACCAGATTATCAATCCTTGGCAATTTGGGCACCCGGAGCAAAAAAGAACCTGCTTGTGGTTAAAAAATCTTCCCAGGCTAACCGAAACCGACAATGTATATAAAGACATGATGTCTCTTCCAGTTAAAGAAAGAACCAGGATATGGCAGCTTGGAAGTGGACATGCAAAAGAACGAAGTAAAACTTTTCCGGGCATTGCAAAAGCAATGGCAGAACAATGGGGGTGATTGTATGACACAGAAACAGTTTATCAAGCAGCTGATGAGCCGCGGCGTTTCGCATTCGGATGCCTGCGGGCTGGTGGCCTACATGAAAGAGCTTCGCCAGCTGATCGAAAAGCATGAGGACGTTGTGATGCTGGCGGATGCAAACACAATGCAGTTTGTCCCGGCAAAGGTCTACTCCTACGAGGAAACCTTCCAACGGATGCAGGAAGGGAGAGACATCTTTTGCTGAAAACCATGAAGCTCGTCCTTTACGGCGACCCCCGCACAAAGAAAAACTCTGCCCGCATCCTCAAGGCCCACGCAAACCGCCGCATTGTGGCCCCCAGCGAGGCTTTCATGCAGTATCAGGAAAAGTGCCTGTGGCAGATCAAGCGGCCTTACAACCCCATCACAGCCCGCGTGAATGTGCGGTGCGTGTACTACATGGCCACCCGGCGCAAGGTTGACCTTGCAAACCTCATAGAGGCGACCTGCGACATTCTGGTGAAGGCCAAGGTTCTGGCGGACGATAACAGCCAGATCGTGGCCGCCCACGATGGCAGCCGGGTGGATTACGACAAGAAAAACCCCAGAGCAGAAATCTGGATCGAGGAAATGGATGGATGATATGGACTTTCCAAACAAAAAGTACTCCGTCATATATGCAGACCCACCGTGGAGCTACCGCCAGCACGGAACCGGACCAAAAAGCCGAGGAAACGCAGAACAGCACTATCGCACAATGGATGTTGATAGAATCTGCGCGTTGCCGGTTCGTCAGCTTGCAGGGGGGGGCTGCGCCCTGTTCATGTGGGCCACGTTTCCAACCGTCCCGGATGCACTTCGGGTAATGGAAGCATGGGGATTTGCTTATAAAACCGCCGCCTTCGTTTGGATCAAGAAATATAAATCGGGCGGAAATTTTTACGGCATGGGAGCATACACTCGCGCAAATGCTGAGGTGTGCTTGCTGGGAGTAACGCCGGGATTCAAGGCTAAAGAAATGGTCAAAAGCCATTCGGTGCATCAGGTGATCGAATCGCCGATACAGGCACACAGCGTAAAGCCGGACGAAACAAGACACAGAACGTTGAATTGCTGGGAGATGTCCCTAGAATAGAACTTTTTGCCCGTCAACGTGTTCCTGGTTGGGATGCGTGGGGCGACGAAATCGAAGAAATGGAGGCAGATACATGATCCAAACCTGGACACCTGACACGAACAAGCCGGAACTGCCGGATTACCGCACCGTCAAAGCGTGGTTCCAGCAGTGCAGAGACCTGGCGGAGCAGGTCGAGGCCCAGAAACAGAAGATCCAGCGCATCCGGGACACTGCCGAAAAGTGCACCCAGAGCATGAGCGGGATGCCCACGGGCGGTGGAGCTGGTGACAAAGTAGGCTTTGCCGTGGAGAGAATCGACACAGAAGAGCGGAACCTCAAGCAGATGGAGCTTGATCTCTGTGAACTGCGCATCGAAGCTGCCCGGCGGGCCTACTGCCTGAGCGGGTCTGCTCGGTCTGAAAAGCAAGCAAAGTGCATCTGCGGCTGGTATATCGACCTGAAGCCCCAAAAGAAGATTGCGGTGGACGTGGGCTTGTCCAGAGACAATTCGGTCTCTACCTACATCCACGAGGGGTTTGATGCTTTGGCAGAAATCTGGGAAGATGTACAAAACGACCATTGAAAGCGCTTTGATTTCTACGCTTTATTTGAGTTGTTGTGAAACACATGTGAATCAAAGTATGGTAAAATGATTACAAGCGGAACCGCGCAAAGCGGTGCGCCGCTTCTCAGCAGCTTCCAAAGTGCGGCCCCTTACGGATTCTCCTTTCGTTCATGCCGCTTAACGCTTTTTCGCTTTGACACCGTGCTTTGCGGGCTGCTTCTATGCGAGAAATGGTGTCCAGACCGACCATGGAGGTTTAGGCGCAGTTCAAGTCTGCAATCTCGCACCGAACGCCGCAAAGTCTGTAACGCGGCGTGTGACGCATGGAGTGATTCACCACCGGTGTGCGGGTGGGTGTGGGATTCCTGAAATCTTGCCCACGCCCTGAAACCTCCGCCCGTGAACAGCAGCACCGGAAATCCGAGCGGGCCAGCATGCCCCGCAGGATGTGCGTCAACTCAAGCAGCCCCGGCGGCGAACCGTGGGCTGTTTTTATTTGCTATATGGCCGCCTGAGCGCAATGTGGAGCGCGGTGCGTGTGTGTAGGCACGGCTGGTTCGATTCCAAGGGCGGCTTTTTATACTCCGGCAGCTCAAGTGGTAGAGCAGCGGTCTCCAAAACCGCAGGTTGCAGGTTCGAGCCCTGCCTGGAGTGCCAGACTTTGCATGACCGGGGGCGGCTGTGTAAAGTATAGCGGGGCATCTGGCCGAGAAAGTTCCGGATGCAGCGGCAACGTCTTACTGTCCGGTAAAAACAGATTACGGCGTTGCTGCTTATATGCCGTCATAGCTCAACTGGAAGAGCGCCGCCCATTTAAGGCGGGACAACGTTGGTGACACCACGGAAACATCACTGCACAGCCAACCACTGCGCACATCCATTTCGTGGGTGCTGGTTCAAATCCAGCTGGCGGCTATATTGATTTTTAGCTTGAAATAGCTTGAGGTTTAGCTTGAGCAATTTCGGGCTTTTTTGTTTTATTGGGAGGTGAAAGCAATGATTCAGAAAGAACTGCTGAAAATGCCGGTCGCAGATCTGGATCCATACGAGAACAACCCGCGTGTCATTTCCCCGGAAGCGGTGAACGCCTGCGCGGAAAGTATGCGCCAGTGCAGCGCACTTGACCCCATCGAGGTGGACGAAAACAATGTCATCCTCAGTGGTCACACCAGACGCCTCGCTCTGATGCAGCTCCATGTGGACATGGCCGACGTGGTACGTTACACCGGCCTGACCGAAGAACAGAAACAGAAATACCGTATCCTCGCAAACAAGACCGGTGAAATGTCCGGGTGGGATTTCGGAAAACTCGAACAAGAACTGGCAGAAGTTGACTTTGGGGACTTTGATTTTGATTTTGACCTTCCTGCTGGTGACAGCAAAGAAACGAAGGTTGCTGAGGATGAGGCTCCAGAAGTTGACGAAGCTGCACCTCCAAAGGCGAAGCTGGGTGATATCTGGAAGTGCGGCAGGCATCGCGTTATGTGCGGGGACAGCACTAATGCAGAAAGCGTCAAAGCCCTTATAGGGGGGGGCGCAGGCTGATATGTTGCTTACAGATCCACCGTATAACGTAAACTATGGAGCAGTGAGGGACGTAAGCGAAGCGGTAAAAAGGCACAGGAGAACGGATGGACTGCTCATACAAAATGATAACATGGGCGATGATGAATTCAGAAGTTTTTTGACAAGCGCTTTCAAAAGCGCTGATGCTGTAATGAGGCCGGGCGCTGTTTTTTATATTTGGCACGCAGATGGAGAAGGGTATAACTTCCGGGGGGCGTGTAAAGACGTTGGTTGGACTGTAAGACAGTGCTTGATTTGGAACAAAAACACGTTGTGCATGGGACGACAGGATTATCAGTGGAAGCATGAGCCTTGCCTGTATGGATGGAAAGATGGCGCAGGACATCTATGGACAAGTGACAGGAAACAGACAACGGTTCTTGATTTTGATAGACCGGTTAAGAGCGAGTTGCACCCAACCATGAAACCGGTTGCGCTTTTTGATTATCAAATCAAGAACAACACAGAAAACGGGAATATTGTCCTTGACCTGTTTGGAGGAAGCGGGACAACGTTGATCGCCTGCGAACAGAACGGAAGAACAGCTTATTTGATGGAGTATGATCCGAAGTACGTCGATGTCATTGTAAAGCGATGGGAAGACCTGACTGGAGAAAAGGCTGTTCTCGAAAAAGAGGTGAGCTAAGATTGGCCGCAAAGGTAAGTATGAGCAGTGGCTAGAGCCTGAAGGGCTGACGCTGCTTCGTGGCTGGGCAAGAGACGGCCTGACGCAGGAGCAGATAGCTCAGAATATGGGAATCCACCGTGATACCTTGAACGAGTGGAAAAGCCGATTTCCCGACATTTCCGACTCTTTAAAAATAGGGCGGGAAAATGCAGACTACATCGTAGAAAACGAGTTGTTTGAGAGTTGCAAAACGCGCACAGTGACTGTAAAAAAACCTATCAAGTTAAAAAAAGTCATGGTTGACGGGAAAAAGCGGCTTGAGGAAGAGCGCGTAGAGTATGTGGAAGAGCAAGTAGTTGTTCCGGCAAACGTAACTGCGCAAATTTTCTATCTAAAAAAACGTCGGCCTGACAAGTGGGCTGTCGTCGATGGCGGCAAAAAAGATGAATTCGACCAGACCGTTGAGGATGATCCCATCACCAAGAGCTTGAAGGAGGAGTTTAAGAAATGAGCTTCTCCCCAAAGCAAAAACAGATCCTGACCTTTCCGTATGAAAGCGACTACGATGCCCTGATCTGCGACGGTGCGGTTCGTTCCGGCAAGACCTCCATCATGTCCCTGTCCTTTGTGCTCTGGATGATGGCAGAATTCAACCATTGCTCCTTTGCATTTTGCGGAAAGAGCGTGGGTGCGGTGGAACGCAACATCGTTCAGCCGCTTCTGTCTGTCCGGTACTTGCAGCAGCAGTTCCAGATCACCTACAACCGCAGCGGCCACGTTCTTACGGTGCAGCGCGGCAGCAAGGTGAACATGGTGTACCTGTTCGGCGGCAAGGACGAAAGTTCTTACATGCTCATTCAGGGCATCACGCTGGCCGGGGTGCTTCTGGACGAGGTAGCGCTCATGCCCCGCAGCTTTGTGGAGCAGGCGCTGGCCCGATGCTCTGTCACCGGTGCCAAGTTCTGGTTCAACTGCAACCCGGAAAACCCTGAGCATTGGTTTCGCAAGGAGTGGATCTTACAGGCCAAAAAACACCGTGCGCTGCATCTGCACTTCTTGATGGACGATAACCCGTCACTGGATGAACGCACCCGGGAACGCTACCGCAGCATGTACAGCGGTGTGTTCTATGAACGCTACATTCTGGGCCGCTGGGTGATGGCCGAGGGCCTGATCTACGATATGATGGACACCACCGCCAACACCTACCGCCCGCAGGACGCACCGGTGGGATTCAAGAGCCTTTCCACCCGTACCATCACATGCGACTACGGAACTACCAACCCGACCGTCTACCTCGATGTATACGATGACGGCGAGAAAGTCCGGGTGCATCGGGAATACCGATGGGACAGCCGCCAAGAGCACAGGCAGAAAACAGATGAAGAGTATGCCGATGCCTTCATGGAG